GTTCAATTCCGCGCGCTCACCATATAGCTCAATGCACTTGCGATCTCTCGCACGGGCAGCCTCTATGGGGCACGTGAAGGTTCCCAGGTGGATGTGTTGACGATTGTGCGAAACCTTAGAGATGAAATGCTTGTTGTACGGGTCCCAATGAACGCCTCTGAGTTTGTTTCCGTTGTCGTCATAGACAGCGTGGAGTACCATGCGGGGCTTACGTTCGGGCCACGCTGCGATTTGCTCTGGTGTGTGCTTCATTTTGTGTTCTCTCCATGGGAAACAGAAAGGGCAGCTTTTTAGGGCTGCCCAGTCTGGAGTAGTGGGTTAGGGATTAAGCGTGCATCACGAGCTTGGCGATTGCCTTAGCTGCGCCGAGCGGGTTGTTGTAGCCACCCACACGAGCGTAGCCAATGAATCCAACCATGCCCAACTCGGCATAGCGTTCATTCAGACGCAGGATCGAAAGATCACCACGCACCTGCCTAAACGTGTATGCCGATTGGAAATCTCCAAAAACTACGGTGCCCGATGCAGCAGAGGCAGCGTTTGGCAACTGCTGAACGAGTGCAACGTCATAGCCAAGGATGGACCCAGGGCTACCAGGAATGTTCGATGCCGAGATGTTCCAGATCGGCCTGTTGTTGCTGTCGAGGATTCCGAGGGCGGCAACCCGCGATACGTTGTTCATGGCGAACTTTGCATTCTGCAGGTACGCAGGATCGACCTTCGCAACGAGGTTCAGGTAATCGCTGAACGCAAACGTCAGACCGCCAGTCACTGAACCTGTCACCGTGTTGGTGACACCAGTCAGCAGCGAGGCAACGTTTGTTGTGCTCGAACCGTTGACGATCATGTTCGAGACACCACGCCAGTAGCGAGCACCGAAGGAATCACGGACGAACGAATCAAGATCAAATGCGCTGTCAGCCAGTTCAGCAAACGACACCTTGATAACGCCAGTGGTGCAAACGTCTGTCGAGCTTGTGAGCCCAGACAGAGCGGGGTCAGTCTCAGAGACCGCCGCGTCTTCACCGATGACTACCAGCGAGTTCGCTGTGTCATCCGCGCCTGCAACCTTGATGGTGGCCCCATTGTCCGTCACCTTGGTGCGAACAAGCTGGGCAATCTGTCCCCAGGATGCCTGCGCTGTGTGCAGCATGCTGTCAAACGACTGCGGGACCAACAGACCACCGTTTGTGGTGATGCTGCCAGCAACCACGGTGCCGATGTCACGAGTCTCAGCAGTGCGAACATAGCTGCGATTCTCAGCAGACACCTGACCGAAGCGGATGTACTCTGCCATAGCATTGCGCTCGCCAGCAGCACGGTTCTCAGCAGGGATACTCGCAGTGGGGTTCTGGCGGATAGCTTCCGATGTGGCTACGTTCGACTTGGCAACGAGTGCAGCCAGACGCTGTTCATTGGCAATGTCCTGCTCAAGCTGCTCAACATCGGCCAGCATCTTGGCAAGCTGTGCCCTGCTCTCGGGAGTCTTCTCTCCAAGTGCCACACGCTGGGCCTCGGAAAGCAACTGATTGCGCTTCTCAATAAGGGAGTTCATATTTGTAACCTTTCGTGTTACGACATGGGCAGACGAACGGGTGCGTATCAGGCACTCTCATGCCGTCAGTTCTGCGCTATAGGTTGTAAGGGTTCAGGCTGCCGTGTTTTTTAAACACTCAAAGGGCTGCCCAGAGATGGGTTAAAACTGTTTGCGCTTGGCCAGGATCACCGCGAGGATGGTGTCATCGTCGGGTGTCAGTAGATGGCGGATGCTCTCAGGTGCGCTTCTCAGCGACACGCTGGTGGCTGTGTACGCTGGATTGCAGACCAGGGATATCTCACTGCCTAGGTTGACACTGCGTAGCGTCCTGATGACACCATCGCTGGTGTCCTGCCAATCGTCGTCATCGGCTACGAAGGATATGCTGAGGCCCTGGAGGTCACCACGGCTGATCGATTCGACGATGTCGTCTGCAAAGGTGGTCTGGGGCAGGTCTGCGGTCAGCATGAGTCCCTGGTTGGGGTCCTCACGCAGTTGCAGTGTTCCTGCACTGGTCCTGGCCAGGATTTTGCTTGCGGTCGGAGTATGGTCCGCGCTGAGGATCACGTCGGGGTTACTTCTGAGGGATGCAGAGAATGCACCGGGTTGGATGCGTTCGCGGAAACCACCAAGATTGACCGACAAGCTGTTGAATGGGGCAGCCACACCGACAAGGGTTCGTTTGCCGTTGGCCTTCCTGATCTCTAATCCGCTCGCTGGTAGGCTGCGGATTTCTTTGTTGTCACTCATACTCATACTCATATCTCTTTCTGCTCGATGAGGTCTCTCAGGGCGATAGCCTCATCGAGACTTGGTCTGTGCCGTGCTTCACCGTGGCCTGTGACCGCGAAGAGTCCAGTCATCGGACAATAGACGATGTCCCTGTAAATATTCGGAGTGTCATAGATGACAAGCATTGGGTTATTCCTGCGCCTAAGGCCGCTCATCGATCACCTTCCTAGCCGCCGCATCGTGAGCCGCGAATACGAAGCATCGAACTGCCTTGCGAACCTCATCTGCCGCGATGGACTCCACGTCAGCCTCATTCCATTTAGCTGCACGGGCCTCAAGTTTAGTCAGGTAGTCAACCAGCTTGGTGGCATCGGGTTGGACATCCACCGTGGTGCTCACACTGTCCTGAATCGATTCGAGGATAGGTCCGAAGGCACGCACGGCGGGTTCTCCGTTAATGGTGCGTCGGATGGCATCGCGCATGATGCCACTGTAGGCTGCCCCATAGTTGCTCAAGGCTGCGCGAACGTTGCCGGGTTCATCTTCGATGGGTTCAGGCTGAGGGTTCATCTCAGGTGCTTGCTGGTTAACAAGCAACGCGGAGGACATATAGTTCACCGGCGTCCTGTAGACATTCAATCCCGCTTCTACTGGGACAATATTTTCGCCCAGCTTGTGCCTGACATCCGCTGGCGAAAACCAACCGCCGTTTACACCCGCGAGGTAAAACGCTGTCTGCGAGGCTAGGTCCCCACGAAGGTACATCGAAGTGTCGAACTCCACGGTGTAACGTCTCATGCGCGAGTTCTTAGGCAGCAGCTTGATCTGAATCTCACGTTCGATGCGGACCAAGTAAGGGGTCAAGCACAGCGTCAGCAGGTTGGTAAGCTGCTGCTCTAGATTTGAGTGCGTGGCAGCATGGGTCTGGGAGATGAGATTGGAAGGCACCTTCCAGATTGAGCAAATATCTTCGGTGCTCATCTGCCTACTTTGAATGAACTGACTCTGCTCTGCCGTCAGGGACAACTGCTGGATTTCAAAGTTGTTGTCAATAATTCCAACCCTGTGGCCATTCGCACCTGAAGTTAGTGTTTCCCAATCTTCTCTCGCTCTTGTTTTATCCACGGGGGACATTGGTAATGGGTCTTTGTTGATGAGTACAAGGGACGGCGTACTGAAGTTGCGAAAAAATCTCGCGGCATTCTTAACTTGGCCAATTCCCAATCCTAGGGCTTGGCGCTGGGCATCGACAGGCGACATTCCAGTGAGACCCGTATAACCCAGGAGTCGGCAATGCAGGACTTCCATCTTGTCCAACACGCGATACTCGGCTGTTGCCCCATCGGGCGCGACGTTAACGCGGTATACCAGATTGCCTTGCTGATTCCTCAAAGGAGTCACTTGATGGGGATTCAACGGCCATAGCTCTGTGACTTCGCCTTTGCTGTTGCGCAAAATTTGTGTGTAGCTGTTTCCCCTGGTGGTGAGACACAGGGCGATTTGTTCGAGGAGTTGGACGCTTGACATCTCGTCGTTCGGACTGACTTGGAGGATGCCAAACAACGGTTCATCTACAGCAGCCTGTTTACCCGCGTCGGTGACTTCCAGCAAACGTAATGGCAAGCTGCTGATACTTTCCGCGATCAAGCGGCAGCAAGCCCACGCAACACTATTTTGAAGCGCGGTTTGGTCGTTGATTACCTCCCCGGCCTCGCTATGGTGTCCGCTGCCCATAACGTATTGCCAGCCTGCCGTAAGGGGCACAGCGGGATTCTCAAGCGGGTTGCTGCGTCTCTCTAATGCTGTGGTGCTGGTGTTGCTGTTATCGCGCCTATTGAAGGCACGGGTTAGACGGGTTAGAAAGTTGGTTGCCATTTATTTCACATCCTCGTTAACTGTTCCCAGGGGTCATCGGCCACGGGAGTTGCGGTTTCCGGTGGCGCATCCACTTTGGTGCGGTCGGTTGGACTCATCCCCAGTTTGCTGAGGATGTTCGCGAGTGTGTTCATCTCTGAGTTGAGAATTGCGGCCTTGGGGTTGCGAAGACGTCGGGTAAGACGGCAGGCAAGTTCAACGAGCAAACGGTCACTGGCTGTCAACCAACCCTCTCCCGCGTTTGCTGCGATCTCGTGCCAGATTGCTTTCTCGATATTTGCCATCTGCGATGGTGGTTCTCCAAGTGGCCCCGCTTTGTGATCGCAGGCGGTCGCACGGTTCATGTACCGCCCAGGATTGTTCAGGAGTGTCCCGCTCATAATGAGTTGGCGGGTAGTCTTCTTAGCAGGCATCAAGCCTCCGAAAATAAGTGATTTTTGATACGAGTTTTTACAACAGCGAGCGCATTCATTGCGCTAAGGATGGAAGATAACGACGGGCTGGCCTGACTAGGTCACACAGGTTGGCTCACAGTCGTGGCTCACAGTCGTGGCTCGCCTCTACAGGCATCCCCTTCGGTAGAACCTAGGGGTAGGGCGGTCGAAACCTGTTGATTCCATTGGGCTACGGACCGCGCCATGGTCGCACTTCCAGCCCACCCACAATGGAAAAATTGTCTCTTTGAATTTATACGATTTTTCGTATTGTTTATGCGCTTTTGGATGCGCTTGCGGCCATCTAATCGGGCCATTTTAAGGTTACTGTTTGGCGGTAACCGTTTGAATCTGCAACTGTTATCAGTCTACTCCCTTTTAGGCAGTTGTCAACAGAAATCGTATTAAACAATCGACTTAGAGAGCATTTTTTAGGATGCGGGTTGCTCATGCGTTCACCGCCGTTAACACGCTATTCTTGCCACTAGGACGGGTGGATTTGCGCGTTTCTATGGCTGGGGGAGTGTCTGAGGTCATCCAAGCACCACGGACGCGTTAGAAACGCTCAGTGAGCCTTCTACAGCCGTGACCTTTGCAGGAAAATGAGTCCGTCTACCTGCTTCTGCCAGCTTGGTCAACTGCTCAGGTGACAGAATGCGCTTTGCTCTGCATTTGCTGACCTTGACGGCCAGCTTTGCCTGTATCCCATTCTTAGGATCAAACAGCATGGTGCCTTCGCTGTCGCCGTTCTGATGCAGCGTCATTCCTGCTGCCTCACAGTTGCGCCGGTGATTGCCCCAGGTCTTTGGCTTCCATGCGTTCTTTGCAGGTTGATAGATCAAACCCAGCGTATCGCTGTCGTGCTGGTATATCTGGCCGTCTTTGCCAGGAATGATTGTGGTGTTGTCGTCATCGAGCTTTGTGTGAAGACGATGTGTCGTTGCAAATGCCTTGATATCCAATTCGGGGATCTCCTGGCGCATTCATTGCGCTTTGTGAGTGGTGCGTGAAGGTTGCCAACACACCATCACCCTCGCGCCGTGAAAGGAAGACACGGTTTGGTGTTCAACGAAGGTGGTGTGATGGTCGTCACTTCAACAGGGCGGATGACCCTGATACGCAGTGACTGTGCGCGCTGCCTACAGGAATGGACAACCTGTAGGACATGAGTTCAATCTTGATTAGGAATGTTCCACCCAGTGTGAATCCTCACGACTGCCCACGCACGCGCTTTCTATCGTGGGCACTTTGGCGGA